AGTGACGCGCATTATCCAAGTTCGTCAATCAGCAGCACTGGCGGTCCTAAATATGGTTCTGCTACTTCCCCAAGCAGTTACATGGTTGACAATGTTACCGCAGATCGCATCGCTATAGCCCCAGCGGTTTGGTCAGGTGTGTCTGCTATCCAAATGCACTCAGGCACCGGTACATTAAATTCGTATTCTTACGGACAGTGGAATAACAGTATAGGGATTTTGGACTGCGGAAGCACCGATTACAAAACTACAAACGCAAATATATTGCTAATCAACCAAGGCTACGGGGCTACTAATTATTTCTCAGGGCATAACCTTCACTTCGCTGGGAATACCTTCGACGGTGCGCCTTTGGCTTTATGGAGCCAGCGATCCACTACAATGAACGCACCCTTTTCTGCGCTTTTGTCCTACAATAACGCCGCTGGGGATATGGTGGTTATGATGAGCAGCTTTGCAGATACTAATAAAGACCACCTCAAGGCATTTGTCTTTCAGCTACCTGATCTGTCTACTGCAACCAGCCTATCTGTTAGCTACACCATCACAAGAAGTTCCTCGGCTATGACAGACACGTTTGTTTCATATCTGTATCTTATAAAGAATAACCTTTTGGGTGCCAACAGCGACGAGCAGTTTTCGCAAAGTCTAACTGGCAATGTATATACTCTTACAAAAACGGTAACAAACCTTGACCCAGACGCAAGGTACATGGGTATGAAAATAATGTTAAGATCGGGTACTGGTCGTACAGTAGCAGATACTTATACCATTAGCGCCCCAACGTTTACGGTGAATTAATGGCATTAAAAATTGACCCCTTCGGTATAAACAACACAGGTCTTGCAATCGGTCCCTTTGGTTTCGTCGGTGATACTGGTGCAAACGGCAGTTCTGCCACCCGTAACATTAAAATCGGAAGCACTGAGGTCGAAGGTGTATATCTGGGGAGTAATCAGTTTACCCACGTTTATGTTGGTAGCAATCTTGTCTGGAGCCAGAGTTGAGTATGATTAATGATGACCGCATTTTAGCAAATATTGAAACCCGCGTGAGCGCACTTCAAGAGAAATGGTGGGAGTTTGATTTTGGTGGTTTTGTTATCAATCACTTTTTAATGAACGGAAAGCAAAAATGACCAACGCAATTGACAAAGCAATTGGCCCAGTGGCCGCAGGCATGATCGCTCAGTTCGGGACTACTGCAACGATGCAGGGTGGTGAGGTTTCCAGCTATGACGCCACCACAGGGGCTATTTCGCAGTCTGTGCAAGAGGCGGAAATAAAGGTTATTTTGGGTAAGGCAACTTCAATGCTCGGTGCAAACGGCAGTTCCGCGTCTACTGGCCCCAAACCTTCAACGCTTGGCACTAATAATTTTTCAGCCGACAGAAGTAATATAGTGGTTACTATGGCGGCGTATGGACAAGAGTTTGCGCCGGAAGCTGGATATAAAATTACTTTAGCTAATAAAAATTATTCTGTAACCAGTGTGACGCCTACATTCAGCGGTGATGACGTTGCTATATATGATTTGGTTTTATCGTTATGAGTGAACAAGAATTTAATCTGGATTTTGCCGACTTTATAAACGAGACAGGCATGGAAGTTGAACAGATTGTTCGGCGCGTTGGTTTTGATGTGCTGAATAAAGCCAAAGCAAACACTCGCGTTGATACTGGGCGGGCAAGGGGAAGTTGGAATATTACTGAGGAAATTGTCGATACCAGCACTTTGCCAGAAGCCCCAGACGATGAAAGTGGTTATTATGGCGCGGGTACACAAAACGCAGTCGGTCATATAAGCGGCGAAAAGGCGGTCTTTGTGACCAATAATGTCGAATACATCGAACACTTGGATTTAAAAGACGATATTGTCGATTTAACGGTTGCCCAAGTCGAAGCGGAAATCAACTCAATCATCAATGGGTAGTCAAGCCCCGATAAATGCGTTATTATTACATAATGTAATTTATTTGAGGGCGAAATGGGCGGCTACGCAAGCGAAAGAGCGGCGATAGAAAAGCGGGTCAAAGACAACTGGTCTACGACCCCAATCGTATTTGATAACGTGGGCTTTAGGCCAACGGATAGCAATTATGTTTCTGTCGCTATTCTGAACGCTTCGGCAAACCAACTTGAGATTAACGGGGCAAGCCCAAAACACAGATACACAGGGATAATTTCCATCCAGATTTTCACCGATGCAAATTCGGGAACGCAAACGGCGCGAACATACGCTGACACGATTGCCGCAATCTTTCGTAATCAGAGTTTCAGCCACAGCGATAGCGGCACGATAACTTGTCGAACTCCCAACGCCATCAGAGCGGGTGTAGTCGATGGGCGGTATCAACTAAATTTAACGGTTCCGTACTATCGGGACACAGCCACATAGGTATTAAGACATGACCGATACAAACCGCGTTTCGTTAAGCATTCAAGAAGAAGCCACATGGGGAACCACTTTGTCCAGCGGCACTACTAGCGCATTCAAACCGCTGCGAACCACAGGCGAAAGTCTGACGTTCAATATATCAAATTCGCAATCCGACGAAATCAGATCGGATCGTAACGTGGCGGATATGATCCGCACAGATGCGGCCACAGCGGGCGACTTAAATTTTGAGTTATCTTATGGCGGCGAAATTTCCACTGGCGTAAATCATGCGTTTGATGACATCATCGAAGGGGTAATGTGTTCAGATTGGGGCGCGTTTTCTGTTGGAACCCCCTCGCTTAGTGTTATTAAAAACGGCACCACGTTAAAATCTTATTCCATCGAAAAGAATTTCCCCGATGCGACTGATGGCAAATTTCAGACATTTAAGGGCAACCGTTTTGATGGAATGTCCCTGTCGCTACAAGCTGGGTCGATCATAACAGGTTCGGTATCATTGCAGGGCAAGACCGTCACAGTGGGGGAATCGTCCCTTACAAGCCAAGCCGCCCTTGCGGCTAGTGCCACTGACGTAATGAACTCAATCAACAACGTGGGCACACTTACAGAAGGCGGCGGCACCCTTTCCGATCAAGTCATGTCGCTATCACTGCAAGCATCCAACAATCTGCGAACAACTCAGGCCATTGGGACGCTGGGCGCAGCGCGGATTGGATTGGGGCAGTTCGTAGTTACTGGATCAATGAGTGTTTATTTCGCAAACAAAACGCTATTTGAAAAGTTTATCGCTGGGACGCCTTCGGCACTTAGTTTCCGCACAAGCGATGCGGCGGGCAACTATTACCAGTTTGATTTGCCAAGCATCGAATACACCAGTGGCACCGTTCTGGCGGGTTCTGCCAATGCTGATGTAATGGCGGAATTAGGTTTTCAAGCCAAGTTCAACGCCACCGAAGCGGCAACCATGAAGATCACGCGCTACACTGCCCCTTAACCAATCACAGGCGCAGCCAATGCGATAGAGCGGCTGCGCCCACACAAGGAAAGAAAATGGACTTAAAATCACTACGAGTGAACTCAAAAAAACAGACTGATGGGGTCTGGGTTGAGCATGATATGGAAACTTCGTTTCTAATTGCGCGAATGGGAAACCCGCGTTTCAAGGCACTTTTTGCAAAGCTAATGTCACCGCACCAACGCAAATTTGATGCGGGCAAACTTAGCCAAGAATTGCAGACGCAGATTATGTGCAGGGCCGTTTCTGAAACTGTTTTGTTGGGCTGGAAGGGACTTGCTCAAGACGGCAAAGAATTAAAATACACCAAAGAAAAAGCCTTTGAAATTTTGGCCGAAGATACGTCTGAGGAATTTCTGGCACTGGTGATTGAATACGCGCAAGACAATGAAAACTATCGCAATGAGGAAATCGAGGAAGAAGTAAAAAACTTAAAAGCTGGCTAAGGTGGCAGATCGAATGGGGCGAGTACGCAGAAAGTATCTCGGAGAGTAACTTAGACGCCCACAAGCTACCATTCATGCAATCGATGCCAGCGATTACGAACAAAGAAACAGAGATAGTTGAAGGGTTCAGCTACCTCAGTTCAAGCAGACAGATCGGGATGACGGCGGGGCCAATTCCATTTTCTGAAATCGCGTTTTATGCCGAGTTGACAGAGCAACCCGACTTTTGGGGTTTTGTTTACAAGGTGCAGCAAGTCGATGCGGAATATGTCCGTATTGTTAGTGAGAAAAGCAAATGAGTAGACTGGCCCGCCTAAATATTGTTATCGACACTGTGGATGCCAGAAGGCGTCTTGATGAACTTGGTTCGGCTGGCAGAAGGTCGGCCCAAGTCATTGCCCGTGCTTTTCAGCAAATGTCAACCCGCATCGGCGGCATCCTGCGCCAACTTACGGGTTTAAAGGCAGCTTTTGCGGCTTTGGGCGCGGGGCTAATTGCCCGTAGTTTCTTGAAAGTCGCTAACACGTTTGAGCAAGTAAATTTTCAATTACTAGCGGTCACAAAGAGCCAAGACAAAGCCAATGCTATAATGGCTAATACACGCAAATTCGCCACAGAGGTTTCGTTTAGTTTTGAAGAAATGGCTGGGTCTGCCACAAGGATGGCCGCGCAGTTAGAAGGTGATGCTGAAAAGGTCGATTTCTTTTTAAGGGCGTCAGCCGATGTTGCGGCTGCAACGGGCATGAGCATCAGCGATGCCACAGGGCAATTCATGCGAATGATGGCTGGTGGCGCGGCGGCGGCGGATCAGTTCAGAGAACGTGGCGTCTTATCCATGATGGGGTTCCAAGCGGGAACAAAATATTCACTGACTGAAACTGAGGCGATGATAAAGGCGTCATTTGAAAAAAATGGCTCGGTTTTGGCTGGGGTTGCGCCAATGATGGCGACCACGCTTGACGGCGTTATGTCGATGATTGGTGACAAAGTTACTGAATTAAAAATGTCATTAATGGATGCGGGTGTTTTTGATTTTATTAAGGCTGCGGCAACCGTTATCAACGAAGATTTAGACAAAGCAATTGAGGGCTTAAAAAAGGGCGGTAAAACGGCTGGTGAAGCTATTACCAAATTTTTGTTTGGCGCAATGCTTTCGGCGGCGGGCGTAGTTGATGGGGTTTTAGCAGTCAGGGATGCTGTTTCTGATTTTTTCAACAAAGCAACTGAATTTTTTAATTCATTTAATGGCGTAACTGGCGGTGCTTTGGCTGGTATGGGCTTTATTGGTTTTGTTTTATTCGGGGCCAAAGGGGCTTTGTTGGGCGTCATGGTCGGCTTGCTGGCAGGGCTGGCGGATGATTTGCTGTCTTGGATGTCTGGATTAGTCAAAGATATGTTGCAAAAAATTAAAGATGCAGTGGCCGCAACTGGTCAAGTTTTACCCCCTAGAAGTGCTGTTGAAGGCATAACCTTTGAGGGAGTTAGTGCTGCAAAAGGGCATCTTGGAAATCAATTTAATTCGGGTGTCTCTATTGCTAGTCAAATGCAAGACAGAGGATTTGTTATAACTGAGGGTAATAACCTCACCAATATGGATAGCCCAACTGCTAAATACACAAGAAGCGCAAAACCCGCATCGGCAGGGGGCTTTAAAAGCCACATGCCTTTGATGGAGCAAGCATATGCCAGCCTAACCAGCGGAATAGAAAGCGCGGGCAATTATGAAAGCCAGTACGGCAAAAGGGAATTAGGTTTTACCAACGCATTTGAAAGCCTGTTTGCCCAAATCACTGGAACTGGCGGCGGTGAATTGCCCGCAATGGACACGGGTTATGCCAGCTATGGCGGCAATGCAACTTTCACCAACATAGCAGAAAAATCTATTAGCCGAATGCAACAATTGATGGCTTCTTTTGGGAGTGCAGGTAGCGGTAATTTAGGTGGCAATCCCGATACCAAAAAGACCCAAACAGACGCGGCGACTGCAAAGGCAGCGTTGACATTAGAATTAACCCAACAATACGGTCAAAAGTTAAAAGAATTAGAACAGCAACTTTTGTCAAACACCATTACGCAAGACCAGTTTAATTTCAGCAACGATTTTTACAAAGATTTAATTGCGGCGGGGATACCGTTGACAGGCCAACTAACAGCCGCACAAGAGGCTCAGAAAATGGGCATTTTGCAGCTAAACGCAGCCCAAGAAAACCATCGTCAAGTCATGGAAGATTTAAAAACCACTTATATAGATTACACAAATAGATTTTCTGAGGGCTGGCTGGAAACGGTCAACACAGCGGCAAACGTTGCGGAGCGCACCAAGGAAATCGGAGCCAGTATGTATTCCAGCCTTGAGCAAGGGCTGACCACATTTATCAAAACAGGTCGTTTAAATTTCAAAGATTTTTTGAGGGAAATGATTACCGATTACCTCGCGGCTCAAGCCCGCATGGCAATGGCT